AACAGAGCAAACAAGCCGATGATGATTGGTGCGTACAATTCAGGGTCAACTTCATCAATTGATGGAAATTTAGCAGATGTTCACTTTATTGATGGGCAACAAAAAAATGCCACAGACTTTGCAAACACATATAACGATGTTTGGACACCACAAACTTACTCTGGAACATATGGCACTAACGGATTTAGATTAACCTTTGCTGATAGTTCAGATATTGGTAATGACGTATCTGGTAATAATAACGACTTTACTGCACAATCTCTGGCTGTAGATAATGTAAGAATTGATTCTCCCACAACAAATTTTGCTTCCCTTAATTATAACAATGTCATCAGACCAACAACAACGCTCCAGAATGGTTCGTTTGTATCGTTAGCGGCCACAAATGGATGGGTATCAGGAACACAACCATTACCTATAGGAAAATGGTATTGGGAAGTAAGAGTTACTAATAATACTGCTCCTTACATTGGAGTAAGAAGAACTGGTGATACTCAAGTGAGTTATTCGGCTTCCTCTGTTGCTTCACAAGTCGGCGGAAATATATATTCTGAACAAGCGGATACTGGTATAGATTGTTTACCAGCCACCACTTACCCTGCCAATTCTATGATTGGTATTGCCTATGACGCAGATAATAAAAAAATACATTGGTCATTAAATGGACAGTGGTATACTGCTAATGCCTCATCAGCTTCAACTCTCACAATTTCACAAGTAGCGTCTGGAACTAGTGCATATGATCTTTCTGCCTTTATTGGCTCTAACGCAACTGGAAACACGCTTCTTCCTTATTTTGGAACTTCAACAGCTGGCACAGAAATGCTCGTCAACTTTGGCCAAAACCCAACCTATAATGGTGTAGTATCTGCTGGTACAGAAACAGATGGTAATGGCAGAGGACTATTTTCTTATCCTGTTCCTTCTGGCTTCTTGGCAATTTGTGCTGAAAATATTGCAGACGATATAGACATTGATGTTCGTAGTGATGTTCGTCCAGATAATAACATGAAGTGTATTACATACACAGGCAACGCTACTGCAAGAAGTTTTACTGGTCTTGGCTTCCAGCCAGATTTAGTTTGGATTAAAGATAGAGTTGGTACTTATAACCACCAACTCTATGATTCTGTTAGAGGCCCAACTGGATCAGTTGCTGGACTTATAACTAATACTGATGCCTCAGCTCAGGATTATAGTGCATTTACAAGTTTTGATAGTGACGGATTTACTATAACTGGTGTGGATGGTGTTAATAAAGATACCAGACAACACGTTGCATGGTGTTGGAAGGCTGGTGGAGCTACTACTGCAACAAATGTTGCTGCCGCTGGTGCAGTACCAACTGCTGGTTCAGTAAAGATTGACGGTGCAAATAAGACAGATGCACTTGCTGGAACTTTGCCAGTAAAAGAGTTGAGTGCAAATACAAAAGCAGGATTTAGTATAATACGCTGGACAGGCGACAATGCTGATAGAACTATTGCTCATGGCTTAACTGAAACACCAGAATTTTTTATGACTAAAAGTTTGTCACAAGCATCAAGAAATTGGGAAGGTTTTCATAAGAACATTTCAACAGGATATGTTTTATACTGGAATTTGTCATATGGTCAAAACGATTCTGGTAGTACTTATTTCTCAGGTGGTTTTACAGACCCTAACACAAATACCTCAACAATACAATTAAGTCAGTATATTACTGGTAATAATCTTGATATGATAGGATATGCATGGCATAGTGTGCCTGGATATAGTAACCTTGGTTACTATATTGGCAACAATAGTGCTGATGGGCCAGCAGTTCAAACAGGTTTCAAGCCTGCGTGGTTGATGGTTACAAAGATAGGTAATGGTACTGGTAATGGCGGTAGTTGGACTATAATAGATAATGCTAGAGACCCAGCAAATAATCCAAACAAATATCAACTGGCAGTAAATGCTGTTACTGGTGATGGGGCAGGAAGTGCCGCAGCATATACTGGTGTTCACTGGCAGGCAAATGGATTTAAGGTTATTAATACTGGAAGTGGTGGTCTGAATGAGGCTGCTACATATCTTTACATGGCATTTGCTGAGAATCCATTGAAATATGGCGCAGCAGTTTAATACTGTGTAAACTATTATGTCAGATTATGAACACTACCTTGGAAATCCACTACTAAAAAAATCTAATGTTCCTGTAGAGTGGACTAAGGAACAAATTCTTGAATATCAGAAGTGCATGGAAGACCCATTGCACTTCATTCAAAGTTATATTCGTATCGTATCCTTGGATGAAGGACTTGTACCGTTTACAATGTTCCCATTCCAAAAGGATATGGTAGGAACTATTCATTCCAATCGTTTCACTATATGTAGAATGCCGAGACAGTCTGGTAAGTCCACGACTATGGTTTCGTATATTCTGCATTACGTTCTATTCAATCCAAGTATGAATGTTGCAATCCTTGCCAACAAGGCATCGACTGCACGAGACATTCTTGGTAGACTACAACTTGCATATGAGAACCTACCTAAGTGGTTACAACAGGGAGTTATGTCTTGGAACAAAGGTTCACTAGAACTAGAGAACGGTTCTAAGATTGTTGCATCTTCTACATCTTCTAGTGCAGTTCGTGGTGGTTCATTCAACATGATATTCCTAGACGAATTTGCATTCGTTCCAACAAACGTAGCATCAGACTTCTTCAGTTCTGTGTATCCTACAATTTCATCTGGTAAGTCTACTAAGGTGATTATTGTATCTACACCTAACGGTATGAACCTATTCTATAAACTATGGACAGACGCAGAGAACAAACGTAACTCATACAATATCATTGACGTACACTGGAGTGAAGTGCCAGGCAGAGATGATAAGTGGCGTGAAGAGACAATCGCAAACACTTCAGAAGAACAGTTCCAAAGAGAATTTGAATGTGAGTTCTTAGGTTCATCCAATACACTCATTCACCCATCAAAGATTAAGACGATGGCTTTCCAAAACCCAATCGAGTCTAATGCTGGATTGGATATGTATGAAAGACCTAAACCACAGAATACATATGTTATGATAGCAGACGTATCCAGAGGTACGAATAACGACTACTCAGCGTTTATTGTGTTCGATGTTTCTACTGTACCCTATAGGATAGTTGCAAAATATCGTGACAACGAAATCAAACCTATGCTGTTCCCTAATATCATACATGATGTTGCGAAAGCATACAATCAAGCATATGTTATGGTAGAGGTAAACGATATTGGTGAACAGGTTGCATCTGCTTTACAGTTTGACCTAGAGTACGAGAATCTTATCATGGCGTCCATGAGAGGACGGGCAGGACAGGTTGTAGGGGGTGGTTTCTCTGGAGGTAAGGCACAACTAGGTGTTAGAACCACTAAAGCAGTAAAGAAGATGGGTTGTTCTAATATCAAACAGATTATTGAGACAGACAAGTTAATCATCAATGATTACAATCTAATCAATGAGTGGAGTACGTTTATTCTCAAAGGACAATCGTATGAAGCAGAAGAAGGACACTGTGATGACCTTGCAATGTGTTGTGTATTATTTGGATGGTTGGTTCAACAGACTTATTTCAAGGAGTTGACAGACGATGACATTCGTGCTAGAATGTATGCAGAACAACAAGGACAACTAGAACAGGACATGGCACCATTTGGGTTTATGGACAATGGTATAGATGACCCACACGGCGAAACTGTTATAGATGAGTATGGACAGAGATGGAGTCCAGTAGTTCGTTCATATGATTCTAATTGGTAGAGAACTTAAAATCCCTACATAATATCAGTAATATCGTTTTCTAACTTGAGGTAGCAGTTTGCACAGACTACTTTGGATTTGTTGATTAGGTCTAGTACTTCTTTCCTAGAATCCTCGTTCAAACCTTTTCTCTTAGTTAGAGTACGGACTTTACCCTCATGGGGGTAGAATTGTAGACAGGCAGTTTCAGATTCACCACAGTATTCACAAGATTTAGGCCCAAGATATTCATTAACCCATATCTTTCTTGCCCGATAATTGCGTTTAGATACTTTCTTTATGGTATCTTTGTACTTTTGATAGAAGTCTGACATATGTTTATTTATATGTTACTGAATCTATAAAAACTGTTTTGAAGAAAACAATTATTATAAATATATTCGTAAGTTT